CCTCAATGGGTATGATGATATCATCCCCGTACACATTCACGTCTTTTCTTAAGTGCTCAGGGCAGCTAGCCCAAGCAAGCGAATAGAAGATCAGCGTTTCGAGAGGGAACGTAAATCCGTTCCCCATACTTGAAAATTTCTCCAACTTGATACGATCGCCGTCCCACGTCACATGCCCAGTTCGGGCACGGGACATCAGGAGGAACCAGTCGAGCGGTACTAAGCTCGCTACTAGTTCAGTTGCAATCGTATCGGACGCGCTAGTTAGGTCCAGGGTTGCTAAAGCCCCGGTAATCGAACCTTCACGAGCCAGACGTTGATTCTTTGTCTGGTCACGGATGTCGACACCCGAACGCTTCAAACGCTCGGCTATGTGTTCTCCGATTGCCAACTGATACATTGAGTTGAGCATAGGTTCCACACATATACCACGGTGCGTCTTCGCGTTCTTCGGGACGAAGCCAAGTCTTCCGTCAACGACTTCGACGGTGACCTGGGCCACGAGATCTGAGTCCAGCAGCCCCTCACGGGGTTCTATGCTGCTGTTGTCGAACCACGACGGCACCTCATGTAGGACGTTTTTAAGGTCTTCCAAGAGGTCCTCGCTACATGCAAGTTGCGCACCCAATTTAGAACGGGCACTCGCATCTTGTTTTTTGACTTGCGTCGTTGCACCAGGACCAAAGCGTAGCTTTAAATCTGGCAATTCGGGCACGTCTCCAAGGATGTACGCAATTTTACGCATGGCGGTGTAAAGCACCTCCTCTACGGCAGGGGGAAAGATGAATTTCCCTGCTGCGTACGTCCTGAATAATGCATTCGTTACCATACAGCGGGCTTCGGCCTCCTTGAAGGACTGAACTGCGGTCGCCTCCCGATCATACCCACGGTCGATGTCTGCTCTCTTCGAAAAGAAAGCCGATATTTGCCTTATGTGGTAGGAGTCAAGCGGGCGATTAGCGGCATATTCAGGGTCAAGGTCACACAGATCATAAAGAACATCGCTAGCAAAACTAGCAGCGACGCGTTCCCGCGTTGCAACGTTCCCAATCTGTTGGATGTGTGCTGATACGAGTGATTTGAGGAATTCATCGGTTTCTTCC